CTATCAATCTATTATTGTATTGGTTTCCGAATTCTTTATATATTTTTAGATTTTTTATCCTCGAAATCTGACTAGCATCAATCCCAAACATATTCCCTACTTGATCATGCGTGTAATACGTATCCTCAAGTAGCAACTCTTTTATTTGTGTTACTTCTTTCTCTGATAGTACTTTTCTTTCTTTAAAATTGCTATAAAGCTCAATAAGTCTATCATTATATTCTGGGAATTTATCTTTGTATGATTTTAGAAGTTTTATATTGGATATAGCCGAAGCATCTATATTATATTTGTTTGCTAAAACTTTATTTGTTATTTGTTTGTTTCCTAAAGACAAACAGTACTTAATATCTCTTATAGAATCATCACTCAAATATTTACTAGAATTTAAATTTTTATCATACTTTTCCTTCAATAATTTATTGTATTCTGGTAATATGTATTTGTATGATTTGCATTTCGCTATATTCATTATAATATTGTAGCTAATATTAAATAGTTTGCTAACATAAATAAAATTATCAACTTGATTTTCATAAACGTATTTCTTTATTTCTATTATAGATTTCATTTCCTCCATATCTCTTTTAAAACACTTTATGTTATCTTCTTTTTCTTCAATATCTTCTAAAATAGTGTTTTCAGCCTCAATAATATTTCCAATATCATATGTATTAAACAATAATTCATTTACTTCTTCAGCTATTTCAATATATGTTTTTAAATTCCTTATATTTAATATTGCATGTTTGCCTACATTGTACTTCAAAGCAATGCTACAAGTATCATAACCCTCTAATAACATATATTTAATGTCAACTACATCTTTCTCGTCAAACAGTGAATTATGAACTTCACAACCAGTTGGATAAATTCTAGAACTTCCTATTCTATTCCTAGCATCCTCATTCATTACCTTTCCTTCTTGACCACCACTATCTTGATTATATCCATAATTATAGTTGTTAGAATTATAGAAACTTATCCAAAACTTCTCTCTTTCATTTAATTTAGCTTTGTGGCATTTTTCTATTATAATATGTTTAAATGAATCTTCACCATATTTATCAAAAGCTCTTTGCAAATGGATGTTTTTATGTTTGCCTTCTCTTAATTCCCTAAGATGTCTATTTTTTCTTTTCTCTATTTCTACGCTTTGCCCTATGTACACCTTTCCATTAATTATATTTTCAATTTTGTAAATTCCACAAGTTTTCATTTTCAAATCATCCTCTCTTTTAAATAATCATTTTTTATATTCGCACCACTTTTTCATAGCGTTTTTTGTTTTATAGGTATTAAAAAAGGAGACACATACATCTCCTTCTGAAGCTTTTGATATTCGGAATAAATCCTCAGCATTAGTTTCTTGTAACATAAATTTTGCTTGTTCCATATTATATATAAAAATAAGCCTTTCCACAGCAACATTCTCCTTTATTTAATTAGTTTTTTAAAGCATCCCAACCGTTATTTATAGCTTCTAGTTCTACTTCTTTCACGAAAGACATATATTCATCTCTAAGAACATCTGGATGACTTTCAATATATGATCTATCTACTATCTGAATAGAAATATTCAATCCACCATATCCAACTGAAATTTGTGAAGTTAAAAATCCTGCAATTGCACCTGAATCATTTTTAATTTCTTTTTGTAAGTTGAAACTTTTATTTACCATATTATTTCCTCCTTATAAATGAAAAACACACCCCAAAATGAGGTGTGCAAGTCTTATTTTTTATTTCTTATTCTATATTTGTGCCAACCATTTGAACCGAAATCATCAGAAGTATGATTTATATTATTTGAATTAGTTTCTATACTTTCTTCTTTTTTTGATTGACTACATCCTACAAAAATTGTCAATACTAATATTGATACCAAAATTAAAGATATTATTTTTCTCATAAAGATTACCCCTTTTATACTTATGTTTAGTTAATTATTAAGTATAATTCTATTATATGCATTACACATTAAACTGTCAACATATTTTACCATTTCTTTAAAATAATACAAAACTTTTTATATAACAGTTTATATGTATTATACCCCTAGTAGAACTTGTAAATTTTATCTCATTTACACTATTCTTTATTAGGTAACTTGAAATATCGACTTCTCTATCTGAATTTATTTCAGCTAAAACTCTTTGTCCATTTACAAATAAACTAACATTGCTTGGTTTATTGTCACTACCTGATAAGTCAAAACAACCATATTTTTCTTGATGGATGTGCTTTGGTATATTGATACCTATTTGGTGAAAATGGTTTGGGATATAAAAAGAGTGAAAATGCCCTTCTAAAGATAAACTGCTCGAATGATTATGGCTATCAGTATAGTCATAATACTTATGTCTGTGTGAGAACTTATCCATATATAAAGTCATTCCATCTACTATATCAATACTAGAACTATCAGACCAAGAAACTGCTGTTTCTGTATTTCTAATGTTTCCAAATGCTGAATTATTTTCGCTAGTTATTGTAGTATATACTCCCCCACCACTATAAGTTGAACTACTATAACTTCCACCATCGCTTGATGTTACTGTATTCACATAATCTCCATTATACTCCATACCTTTGCTATATGTTCTGAATGGTAACAATTTTATAGTTAAAATCCCTTCCTTTATTTGAGATATATTATTTCTTAACCTTAAGTATGAATAAAAAGGTGCTTCAGGATCTACATGGCTTCTGTCGTTATATTGGTACTCACTTACAATTCCATCTTCGGATAATACAACTTCTCTTCCATCTTTTGATAAAAGCCTTAATTTCGCTTTTCTGATATTATCAATAGGGTCAACTTCTGTACCAAGGAATATTCTTTGTTGCATATTGCCATCTTTAATACTTAGTCCAAACCCATCATTTTCATCCATATTCCCTATATAAAATGTTGAATTATCATCATCAGATACAATATACAACTTTTCGCCTATCAAAATTTTTCCTACTATGGTTTCACCTACAAGTCCCTTTGAATCTAAAGCAGTCTTGCAACTTAGCCATCTATCTTCGGTAAAGCAAATCATACCTGCCCCACAATAAATCTGCATATCTTCTCCAACTTCTTCATCGGCATTTATTATATAAAGACCTGACTCTGTGAAGTCAAATTTTACACGATTACTTCTGCTTCTTATAGCATTTGCTCTTAAATCCATCCCTTCAGTATTAATCTTTTTATAAAAATCATTAATATTAACCGATTCTTCCCATAAATTTTTATAATTATTAACATAGCTATTTGCCCTAGATACATCGCTTTTCAATGTAGTTGCACCACTAAAATCATCTAATTGCATATCTCTATTTGTCAACTTTATATCTTTTACCTCAACCTCGCCATCTTTAGGTATTAGTGTATATTCAGTAATTCTTAATCCTTTTTCATTAATAGTAATCTCATCATCATCAACTAAGTCAACAAAATCACCCATTTTAATATAAAAATCCCATTCAACACCTTCGGGAACAATAATGTTGTCTATAAATCCCCTACTATCAATTGTAAAATCTATACCTTTAGTATTTTTTTCTTCAAGAACTTCTGTATAATGTCCATATAATCCATTTGAGGTTAGATATGTATCATCTGTTACAGTTTCTTCAACAGTAATATCTCTTAATTCTTCTAATAAGTCATCATCAAATATTTTTCCTTGATTATCTTCAGAAGTTTCTAAGTTTATTAATAATGTTATTTCTTTTATTTTCCCATTAACTTTAGAAATATCATCTTTTACAACTTGTAAGTTTATCATAAGTTGCTCAAATTTATCCTTTTTATAATTTATTTCTATAGACATTCTTTCTATGTCAGAGTTAAATTCACCATTCTTGTTATCTGATATATAACTTGTTCTTCTAATCTCTAAGTTTCTAACATCATAATCTAGTGCAGTTTTTTCTGATTCCAGCTTTACTAACTTTTTGTTTAATGTATTGATTTGTAACCTTAAGTCATACATTTCATCATTCTTACCTTCAATTACCAACTTATACCTATCCCATGCCATTTTTAATTCATCAGTCATGCCATCGTTATTATAAAAATAATTATAATTTAATATATAATCTGAACTTCCGAATTCATTAACATCAGCTATAGAACAATTGTTGGAATATACATATAGTTTAGAAACTATATTATCAAGTGCATCTATTTTATTTATTTCTTGCACAAAATTATCATAACTAAACTGAATCCCTTTATGTTCTCCGTACTCTTTTTTAGTATAGCAATACAATTCTTTATTTATTGTATCAAATTTAAAATACAAGTTTCCAAAAGCTGTTGATACGTTGGCTCTTAAAAAATCTACCCAATCATATTCACCTTTGTCAAAGTTACGATATTTTATAGTAGTTCCCTCATATTCTTCTCCTGTGGTATATGTAAATAATATTTTTTCAATATCCAAATTTAAACCATCGCAATATGAAAATTGAGACCATCTATCTAAAACAATTCCATCACTTAATGTTATCTGATAATTTATTGAATACACACCTTCACCACTCTTATTATATATAGCTTTGATTTTTCTAACACCTGTATATATATTGTTTAAATTGTGTATATATTTAGTGTCATCTTGTAGTTTTCCATTTGCGTAAGTCTTTACTCCACCATACATTACTTTTAAATTCATAACTATATTTTCTGAATAAGGATTGATATTAAAATTCTTTTCCCAAACCACATTTCCCCTAGCAACATTTGTAAAACTAACACTGTTTGATATAGTTTCTTCAAATTCTCTTTCTATCTTTCCAAACTCTTTCATTGAATCCTGACTAACAAATTTAACTTTCCAATCTGGATTGTCTTGTTCAAATAAGTTTAATATACCATCTGAAATATCCATTGATTCATCAGAGCCATCATTCCAAAGTTGTCTCTGAATATCCTCTATTAATATCAATTTTCCTATTGTGGACTCATAGCTTTTAAGTGATATTTCTTTGACATATGTTTTAATTCTTTTACCATTACTATCTTTTATACTACTCTCTTTTCTAGTACATTCAGTAATTACAAATCTTATAGCAGGATTAGATATTAAAACTTGCTGTCTTTTGCCTTTGAAAGCATTATATAGATATGAGTTATCTACAATTTCACCATCAATCATTATTCTATTAGAAACTGTTATATTCATTTCAGAATAGTCGTCCCATTTAACTTTTATATCATCAACAAAATTTTTATCAACTTCGCACAAAGGGATTTTGCTTGTTTTCATTAACGTAACTTTAAAATCATCTAATTTCTTTAAATTTTGAATATACATATTCTCTCCTTTCTAAAAATATAGTTATAGATTTATTGTAAGCCAATTTTATCTTCGTGACTAAACTTTATTTTACACTTGCCATTAGTGGTAACTTTTATTTTATTAGTCCCATATGTGTAGCTTATATATTTTTTATTGCTATTTGCATATACTTTATAATCATTAACATTTGTTAGGTTTATCATTTGTCTTTGTTTGTTGTATATAACATATGTGTCACCAACATTTAATTGATTTAACTCTAACGTTTCACCATTACGCATATTAGTTATGGATAAATTATCTCCTTCTAATAATTTGAAAGTTATTATAGGTTTGGTTAATTCCCCATTGATATTAGTTTTACTAATAACATTAAATATCTTCTCTCTATCTACTAATAAATTATAATTAATTTCATTACTATACATATATCCATCACATTGAAATTGAAAAGTGCAATAGCCATATCCTTGCCCGTTACTCCATCCTATACAAGATGTAAAAAAACCTTTATACCTTTTATCCCTAACTTCTAAAGATTTAGGTTCGCTTTGGTATAGCCATCTATTTAATTCAAATAAATCATTTTCATTTATTTTTATTGGATTGCCTTGATTGTCAACTTTTATTATTGTTATCTCAAATGGTATATCTCCATCTTTTACACCTTTAAATAGAGAGCCATTATTAGTTTCTTCTTTATTAATACTTCTCTGAATACCTAAATTAAATTCAGTATTACCACTCACATTACAAACCATCCAATTCATTGACTCACTATCTATTCCATTAAATTTAAAATAATCTGAGTTTCTTAGTTGTAACATATGTCTTCAACCTCCCTTCGTATAATAAAAGGGTAGCATAAGCCACCCCATATATTATTTAAATTTGCTATCATAATCTTTAAGTGCTTTTGTTATAGCTTTGCTAACATCATCACCAGTAACTCCACCAGCTAATTCTGGAACAGATACGTTAATGTTAAAAGTTCTACTATCTACACCTCTAACACCGCTTAACCCATTTATAGAAGTATTTAAACCAATATTAGAATTTATACCTGAAATATTAGAATATAAGCTAATAGCTTCCTTTAAACTAGCTATCCACTCATTGTTAGTTTGAATCAACGTTTGTGTTCCTATTGTAGTTTCTGATAACATTGAAGTCATAGCTTTTTGTAAATCTACAACCTCACCACCAATTTCAACCATTCCACTATTTAAAGCATCTGCAATAAGTTTATTCATATTAGCAGGGCTTAGTAAATTTTCTAATTCTTCATCTAACTTTTCCTTCTCTTTTTCCATGCTTGACAACATAATTTCTTTTTGTGATTCTTTTATTATATTGTTGAGTTCTGACTGTTGAGCCTCATATTCTGATACTAATTGTTGATAACGTGCTTTGCCTTTAGCATCTACAGAATTTTCATACTTAGCCATCTCATTCATTAACTCAGTAACTTTTTGCCTTTGTTTATTTAAATCTTCATCTTTGCTTTCATCATCATAAGACTTGTTCAATAACTCAATTTGCTTATCTATTTCCTTCTTTTTAGTTTCAGTTGCTCGTTCAGCAAAATATTTAACAGTATCATATATTTGCTTCTCTTGGTCTGCTACTAGTTTAGCTTGTGTTTTATACACTTCTTTAATTGTGTTATTAAGGTTTTGCCATTCATCTTCCTGCGATGGTATAAGCTTATTTACTAATTCATCATACCTTTTTAACTGTTCCGCCAAAGCTTTTACTTGTTCTTTAGCACTCTCTTTAGCATCTCCACTAAGACTGTTAGCCCAATTTCTCTTAGAAGTTAAAATTGCATTGTAATTACTAATATCACCTTTATTATCAAAAGAAACACCTTGATTAGCTAATATAGATTTCAATTCACTCGCTTCTCTTCTTTGTTCTTCATTTAATTTTTTAACTGCTTCGGCTTGTTTCTGATATAGACCTAATTCTTCTTTCATTAAATTTATTTTATTTGCCCCAGTAGAATTTTCTTGAAGTAATTTATTTATTTTTAATGCGTTTGAATAATCATTAACTGCATCTTCTAAATCATGATATCTATTAGTTAAATCTTCTAGGTCTCCAACTTCTTTTTCTGTGTTTTTCTTAGAGTCACCTATGGTGGAACTGCCTTGCCCAAAAGTTGGAGTGGATGTGTTAAAATTAGTATAAAATTCATTAAATGCGGTATCTATGTCGGCTTTTGCACTGGTTAATTTGTCTAATTGTGCCAATGCATTTTTAGCAAATTTCTCTTGTCCTAATGCATCTGCTGATGTTGCCGAATTCGTAAAAGCCTGAACCATTCTGTTTTCTATTTTGCTAATTTGTTCGTCCAGTTTTGCTAAAATTTTAGCTTTCGCAGAAGCCCAGTTCTTAGAATTTGATAAATCATTTTCATAAGCCTCTGCACTACCACCAACTAAATTAGCTAAAAATTGAGATAATGGTTTTGATAGTTGATTCATAAATCCAACTTTAGCTTCATTAAGTGTTTTGAAGTTTTTTAAATCGAAATTATACTCTCCGCTATTTACATCAACAAATTGACTAGCTAATTTATTGAAAATGTTTTGTGCGTCATTACTATTTCTTATCTTTTCATCATAATATTTTTGGTCATCCCCAACCATAATTTGATATGCTTCTTGTTGAATAGCTACTTGTTTATTTATTTCATCATTTAAATATTTTTGAACTTCCCCTACATCTGTGATTCCTGCTCCAAGCTCACTATAGTTTTTGGAAAGTTCCAATACTATATCGGGAGTCAATTGTTGTTCTTTATTTATTTTTTGTAAAAGAGTGTCTAATTCATTAACCTTACCAACTGCTTCTCCGTAGTTTTTTGTAGCTTCTTGTATAGATGTCTCGCCAAAAGATTCATTTGCGTTTTCTTGCTTTGCCCGAGTGTTATCTTTGATAGACTTTGTTGAATCATTTACTGATTTTATGTAATTTTCCACTACATCAGTCTTAAAACCCATAGAAGCTATCTCTGACGCACTATACCCATTTGATAAAAGCCATTTTATGTGAACCTGTGCCTGTGAAGCCTTTAGTGTCACATTTTCAATTTCTTTATTTAATTTATCTAAATCACCTTGAGTTACTTTTTGAGAATATGTCCCAGTAGTTGTTTGTCCTCTTTCTGTATATGTTATCTGCTTTGTGTAATCTTCTCCTTTTAGCATCGCTAACTTCATATCTTCATATTGCTTTTTCTTTTGTTCTAGTCCATCTAATTCACTTTGTAGATTTCTATTAGATTGTATAAAACCCAATGATTCTATTTCCATTTGTTCTTTTTTTAATCTAATTTGTTCTGCGATAAGAGTATTATTTGAACTAATAGCGACACCTTGTTCATCAAACCCAGTTGATGATTGAGGAAGTACACTTGCTAATTCCTTCTCTACTTCTACTAATTGAGACTCTAATTCCTTCCTTTTGTTTATATCAGTAGTATCTTTTATTTGATTATCTAATCTCATTTTTTCGCCAAGCAATTTTTGTGCCTGTGCTATAGATTTGCTACTTTCTGTAACGAATCTAGTTGATTCTTCATTCATTTCTCTAAGTTCTTCTTTTGTAACTATAAGTTTGTCTATAAGTTTTGAAACTCCTGTTATTATAGATGTTATAGCTAGACTCAAACCCAAAGTCATAGTCGCAGTAGCCAATGCCGAAGCGACTTCTACAGCTTTAAAGCTAACAGCCAATACGGTATTTTTCGCACTCAACACAGTAGCTTTTGCACCTGCCGAAGTCATGCTATCTGCAAATTTATTAAAAGCTCCTGATATAACTCTACCAACGCTCATCTGAGTTACTTTGGCTAAATTATCTATTTTAAGAGAAATACCACCAATTAAAGGCATATTTTTAGTCATACCCATATACATCTCTTTGTTGAACAAAACTAACCCCGCAGTAGCTACACCTATAGTAGCTGGTAAACCCCCAAATGTGTTTGCCATTTTCCCAAAAACATCAAGAGAAGTAGTTCCAAAATCAACTATATTTTTTATAGTATCTGAGCTAATAGCACTAACCCATATAGATTTCAGCGTTTCGGAGAATTGATTCATCTTACCTTCAATTGAATCCATAAACCTTTCTTGTTCTTCATATGCTGAGCCAGAACTTTCTAATGCACTATTGTAAGCTTCAATTCCCTCTTGCATATTTTTCATTGTTCCGCTGAATATATTACCCTGCCTTTGACCAGCTATTACATATTGTAAATATGCTCTTTGTCCATCAGTTAATTTAGGATATACCTGTGCAAGTTCTGTCATTTGTTCATAAGTAGATTTAAAAGTATTATCATCGACCATTATATCAACCATTTGTCCAGCAGACGCAGTTAATTGCTTTATTTCATCTCTTAATTTAGATACTGGAATTGAAGTTTCGTCTATCTCCGTTTCCATACCCCTTAATCTCATAGCTATTGTTTTGCTTTTCTGTTACTTTCACCTCTCGGCTACTGACTATTTATAAATAATTAAATAGCGAGTATGGTTCTTCTTTAAAGTGTCTTTACACTTGACCATACTTCACACGTTTCATTTTTTTAGATTATAGCGTGTGTTCAGACTGGTGCATCTCCATATTAAATGGAGTCAATTCGTTCAGTCGTTGTTGGCGATTGTAATAAATTAAAATATTAGTTAAGTGTGTTAATTAACTAATATATAATTGTAGGTATATTCAAATATATAATCTTTAATATTATTAGGCTCTTTGTTTATATTTTTCGATATTTCATATCTATAATATCCTATTTCTTTGTAAGCTTCATTTATAGATTTATATGTTTTTATTTTATTCATATTTATATCATACATAGTTATAGATTTAGAAACCCCTTTTTTAGGCATTTTATATGAATAATTTTTATTTTCATCATATTCACATTCTTTTACCCAAATATATCCACCATAACTTTTTCTATTAGATGAACAAGCTCCACTTATAGATTTATAATCTAATTTTGTTTTTTTACCAGCTTCAATAATTGAATTAAATCTGTCAATATATTTCCCATCAAGAGATAGTTGAATAACTGGAATTGCATTTGTTTCTTTCTTATAAGGTTGTATGTCTTCATTGTAATCTTCAACATATCTCCACATAAAACCACCTGCTGATTTTTTATCACCTGAGCAAACACCACATATATCAGATCTTAGTATGCCTAATGAATTTTCAACTTCAACAATATAACCCCACTCCCTTATAAAATCTCCGTTTAGTGATATTTGAATAACTTT